TAATGTCTTTATCATCTGCCGCTAGTTCTCTTACAAAACCACCACCACTTGATCTAAGTTGAAACTCTAAGAACTTCTTCTCAAAAAAAGCAGGAACAACAATGACACCTTCGTCTTGCTTATAAATCTCTTGCGAGACAGTATTGAAGATGTCGCCTTGCTCAGCACCTTTGATATACAAAGGATCGTCCTTTTGTAATTGTGGAGATAATGCTTGGATAATCCTTATAAAAGGTATCTGCATATCTTCCGTAGTGATATTTTCAAGACCAACACCAGCGTCAGCTTCTAACATTTTATCTAACTCTGATGCCACTACTTGAGTGGTCTTTCTCTGTGCAACTTGGTTCATTACTGACCTCCCTTTATCTTAGCACGGTTGCCCTGGTATACTCCAAATAGATCAAAGTCTATTTCTTTACCACTTTCAATTCTATTTTTTACCCAGGTTTTTAAAGTCATTGGATGCACATGCTGTTTCTTGACAGGCGCAAAACCTTTATTCTCAAGATCTGCAACTACAGAACCAGCTTGATTATCTTGACCCATACTGAAACTTACAACAACTTCGTTCTTGATAAGATCCCCCTCTCCAATCTCTCTTAAGAATTGGAAAGCCTCTTGCTTCTTAGTTTCGGGTATTCTAGCAGAAACAAACTTATCGATTGAAACTTTGTTGCCGTCAACTGTAAGACTTTCAACACCCATAGTCTCCATCAATGAGGGTATATCTTCCTCATCAACAGATCTCTTTTTCTGTTGTAGGTCTTTTAGTTGTGCTTCGGTATCTTTGATTTGTTGATCTAACTCAACAGATCTACGGATTAAAGACGATAGACTTTTAGTATCGCCTTCTCTGACTTGCTTAAATGCTTGAGGGTCAGCTGCCTCTTGCTCGAATAGTGAATACACATCACTCATCGTTCTCTCCTTCTACGTTAAAGTTTATGCCCTTCGGCGGTTATAGTTGAAGGTATAGTTTAATTAATTATACCTTCTCGTCAACGAGTTTTTTCTCAGACTCGTATTCTTTTTGTGTCAAATAGGTAATCGTACCACCAACAGTTCTAAAGTTTTCTTTAGCTAACTCATTGAGTTTTTTCCAAGTCTCAATCGGTACTGCTATTGACTTCCATTTATCTGTATCCATTGTTTACTCCAAAGTAAGTGTGGGTAGGGAAACACCAATAACGAAAGGAAAAAAGGAGAACCACCCTACCCATACTTGAGATATTGTTGCAATAACAACATCCGTTGCAATCATAGTCCTACCAAATTTATTCACATAAGTCAACATAAAATCTTATACTTTCTCATATATTTTATATTCTTTTTTTAAGTTGTGCATTTTAAGCATCTCTGCCTGCATGTTTTGACTATATTCTAGCACCGCTCCCCACTGATTTTTTTCAAATGGTTTATGAAAATCATTCTTTATTAAGGTCAGTGCTTTTACACTTGTGAAAGACTCCACTGGAAAGAATAGCACTGATCTTATGTCCAGTGCCGCCAGTGCTATGATGTCGCAGTCCTTTCGGGTGTAACACCTTTTGTCTGCACCTTTGCATATAGTGAAAGAGTATCTAGCCATATCATCTCTTTGTAAAACTGTCTTCACTTCCACTCGTTGTGCTACCTTCAATCCTTCTCCACCAACCACGGCTATATCAACACCATCTTGTTTTACTGTTGATGCCGCGTAACCAAGCATGGATAACTCAAACACTGTTAAGTTTTCACCTGCATTACCCACAATTTTTTCGCCTCTTAATTTAGTCATCTTTTACTCTCCTTCTACTAGTTACTCTGTATCCTTTTTCTTTATATTTCATTGCATCTTTTTTGACATAAGTTTCTTTTATCTTTTTCTTATCTTTGTCGTAGATGTAGAACTTCTTTCTTATACCTTCAACCACTCTAGTACCCTTTCCCCTAATGTTATGTTTGCTAATTTGCTTTTGTTAACTAATGTCTTAACTATATGCACATCAACTGTATTTGGACAGACCAAATCTACATACAACACTGGGTGGTGTTGACCAACTCTGTGTGCCCGATCCTCTGACTGCACCCTTGACTCCAGGTTGAAGTCGTTGGAGTAGTAGATTACGTTTGTTGCGGCATGGAGAGTTATTCCCATACCACCAGTTTGTGCATTACTAATAAAGAACCTCGTGGGATCTGACGGATCTTGAAACCTCGCAATGGCTTCGTCTCTATCTGCCATGCTCGTGTCGCCAAAATATGTGACTGTAGAGTCTTGCCCATACACACCTTTCAAGCTACTGCATATCTTCATTATGTCATGGCGAAACCTAGACCAAATAATAACTTTACCTTCCATCTCTTCCACTACTTCAAGAAGCACAGTTAACCTATTGTTTGGTATGTGTTTTACTTCGCCATCATCTGTTACAAGATAGCCACATAGCAACTGTTGTAGTCTCAGAAGTCTTGTCATAACTTCGGGTGCAGTAACCATGTCGCCACTTTCTAAGAAAGCAACTGATGTCTTCTTGATGCTTTGGTAATGTCTTTCTTGTTCCATGGTCAAGTCAACTTGCCTTGTTACATAAGTCTTTGGTGGTAGATCGAGTGCATCTTTCTTCGTTACTCTAAATGAATGTGGATCTATTTTCTTTTTCAGTTCTTCTAAGTTCTTGTATCCAACCACCTGGTTGAACTGATGTGATCCCATCTTCCTATTCATAATCACGGCATACCTACCTTGGAAAGACCAATAGGAGCAGAACCCCAAAATTTTTCTGTCCATAAATAAGAATTGTGAATATAAATCCAAAGGCGACTTTGTTATCGGAGCACCTGTAAGTATTCGTTTATACTTTGCTTTCTCGGCAAACTGTATCAGTGCCTTGGTTCTCTTCGCCTTGATATTCTTGATCGTGGTAGATTCATCAACTGCCACTAGAAAGTTGCTTCTATGTGTGAAAGTGTCCAAGAACTTGAAAATTTTTTTAGTCGCAAATGCCTCGACATTGACTAATAGTATTCGTAAATGGGATCTTGCTTCATGGCCCACGGAGTTTTTCAACTCCATGGTTTCTCGTTTGTTGAGATTAGATTTCCAAGTATATACTTTATAAGATATATCATCTGTTAAATGTGTTGGTATCTCATTGTTTCTCCAATTAGTGTAAACACCTTTCGGTGCTACAATAATTGCAGTATCTATTTTTTTGTGCCAATACAACCAAGCTATATTATCAATGAGAACTTTTGATTTACCACACCCCATCTCCATGAAGTATGCAAAGTTTTCTTTGTCATAGCTTAGTTGTAATGCTTTCAACTGATGAGCATATGGCTTAGTTTTGAAACATCTGAAAAGAAATTCATCTATCATTTGATTAATCTTTATAAAGACCCATAGGGCATTTGGAAGGATCTATATGTGGATCTTTTATTTTATCTGAAAGTTCAATAGCATCAAACTTGGTTCTCCACCTGATGGTGGGATTTTTTTCGTCCCAAGTTTCTCTAAGATCTTTCTCTTCTAATCTCGCTTCTTCTGTATCCCATGCTCTGATTAAGAAGTACGGCTCATAGTTTAGCTCCTCACTTCTTTGACCTTCATAAAGTTCTATCGTGAGGTTCTTATACTCGAACCTCGTGGATATGCCATGAATTTCATTTTCCCAAGTTTTAATATTTTTTATATACATACCAACTCCTATCTATTTCCATACACTTGCAGTCTTATCTTTTTACTTGCCGAAGTATTATGATTGTATAACCTTTCAATATTCAAGATGAAATCGTTACGGCTGCCTTGATTTTTTAGCTTTGAAGAATGGCTCTCCAACCTTGCTAAAAATACTTTCCAAATAAAAGTAGAGTCTTTTAGTGCAGATATTATAGCACCAACAAAAGATCTCTTTTTATAATATGGAAAATATTCTCCAATCTTTTGGATCTTATCTGCCGTATCTTTTGCCCATTCTAAGTCAGTGACTTTAAAATTTCCGTCCTTAAAATCTGCTAGATCTTCTGAAGAGTGCCACCCTTTACCATTCAACATGGAGATAGAGTCTGATATGGAAAACTCATACTTCTCATGGAACCACTTTAATACTTCATAGTCCTTGTTACCAAGGGTTACATGACTATCAAGAAACTCTTGCATAGTCCATGCTCTCGCAGTTGAGTTCATCTTCCTTATATCCTGGATCACTAAACCTTCTTTTATCATGTAAGTTATTGGCATACCCAAGGACTTATATGCTTCAAGTCTGTGTTGACCCTCGCACACTTCCATCTTCTCATTAACTATTATCGGTATCTGAAAATCTTTCTTTGATATCTGATCCGATAATTTTTTTACATGAGCTTCAACAAGATCACGATTACCTTTTATGTATTTGAATTGACTATAATCCGTAGTCGAATGAATTTTATTCTTATCTTTCTTATCGTCTTCCAATTTATATCCTCCGATTTTTTAAGTTTTCTTTGACCATTAAAGCAACTGTACTAGCAATAGTTCTGTTGTCTTCCTTGGCTATTCTCTTTATCTGCTCGTACACCGAAACACGGACATTTAAAGATTTGTAGCTTACGTCCTCATTATCGAGATCGTAAACTGCTTCGGCATCTTCACTAACTTTGTCTCTAGGAATGATGCCGTCAACATAATCTCCAACTTCATTGTCGATACTGTCTTCCCAGAGTCTCTTTGTACCTCCCATAATATCTCCTTTAATTAATGATTTGTACTTATATATACTTAATGTATGGGAGACCATAAGTCAAGTAGTATATAAAACTTTTTTTCGTATAGTGTTTCTGTCATATTTTTTTGTTTATAATAATTTTTTAAAAATAGGTGTAGCATCTGTAGCATCTGTAGCATAAAAAATAGTTTGTTGTTTTTACTGTGTTTTTTTATTTATTCTTGCTACACTTTGGTAACACTTGCTACACTTCAAAGCCGACCGCGTCATTTTTTTTCCTTTTTTTATTGATAAAATATGGGAGAAACACTACTATCTGCTTATGCCATTGACTAATCGACAAAAAACTTTTGCTAGACTTATTGTAGAAGGAACCCATTCTAATTCTGAATGTGCTAGACAAGCAGGTTATTCTGAAGGTCAAGCAAGAAAGACTGCAAGTCTGCTCCTCAATGGCAAAGATTTTCCTCTGGTGGTTGAACACATCAAAGAACTCCGTGATAATTACGAAAGGAAATACGGAGTAACTTTGATGGGTCAGTTGAAAAGGTTTGCGAACCTTTCTAAGGGAGCCGAGGAGGCAGGTCAATATTCTGCGGCAGTCAATGCAGAAAAATATAGGTCTAACCTCGGTGGTCTTGCCGTTGATCGTAGGGAAACTAATGTAACTCATAACCTAGACAAACTCTCTCGTGAAGAAATCGTTGGTCGTCTTGCAGAAATAAGAAAGAATTACCCCTCTGCATTTGATGGAGAATATGAAGTAGTCGAAGAGAGTAATGGGGTGGGGACTCTCTCCGACTTGGGCAAATAGCAATTCCCGATATTGCTCCGTGCATTTCAAACATAGATTAAGTATCATTTAGAAGTCAACTCTTTCTTGATTGCTAATCCAATTAACTTTGCATTTTGTGGAACAATAGCATTACCCAATGCTTTTAGTCTGTTGGCTCTGTCGGGTTGGTTTGAGATAATTCTTGGGACTCCTCTAGG